TTTTTGGATTCCTCAGGAGAGAACGCTTCGGTTAGTTTCATTTATTAAGCTTTATCTTCAGCAGTTGAAGTTCTTTTAAAATCAGCTGCTAGTTTTTTAATTTCATTAGCTGCTCTACGTGCACGTGTACGAGCTACTTTTGTTGTTTTTTCATTTTCAGTTTCTAAAGTAACTAATTGTTCTTTAACTGCTTCAATAATTTCATTTAATTTCATAATTTTTATTTTTTATAGATTTTATTTTGTTTTACCTTTATTTTATTCTTCTCCTCCAATATACTCACCTACAAAGAATTTTAAGGTGTTTCCTATTTGGGTTGTAAGTTTATCATTATCCATTGCTTTAGATACTTTTAAAGCTGATATTAAGTGGTCCATAAGATCACCTTCATCACCTTCCATATCAGCGGCTATATCTTCAATTCCGCCTTCAGACTCAGGTTCTTCTTCCGTTTCTTCAGTTTCAGTATCAATTTCTTCTTCACTTTCTTCTTCAGTTTCTACCTCTTCTTCTTTATCATCTTTTTTGGCTTCTTCTAAACCTTCTTCTGCTTCAGCAGTCATTGGGGGGCCTAAATATTCTTCTTCATCGTCTGAGGAGGATTTAGGTAAAGGAATATCATCAGTATATTCAGGGTTATATCCTCCTAAATCTTCAGGATCTGGGGTTACGTTAGTTAATTCGTTAATAACTATTTCACGAATTTTTGATTTAAGATCTTTACCTGCTTCTTTACCTTTTTCGTATTCATATTTGTCTACGTCAGCTCTTTCTTCACGAGATTCTTCCTTTAAAATATAATCACCATGTCTATGTTTTTCAACAGATGTCATTTTTTTAAGAACACCCATTAAATCTTTTTTCTCTGCTCCTAAATCTTTAGCAGCACCAACTAATGGTTTTAAACCAGCAGCCCCACCTTCTTTTTTAAGTACGGCTTTAATAGCTTTTTCTAGTTTACTTTTATTAAATTTTTCTTCTTTTTCTTTTGCTTCTTTTAAAAAAGGATTAGAATTTTCAATGGTTTTATTTTCCGCTAAAAATTTCTTTAAATCAAAATTATCTTTCATTTTAAAATATTTTATTATAAATATATAAAGTTACTACATATTACAGGAAAGTAATATTATTTTTTTAAATTTTCTAAATATTCAATGCTGCTTTTCATTGCTGCTTTAGCACGCTTTTTATCAATACCACCTACCCACTTTTGTATATCACCCGCTTCAGTAACATAATTATTATTACTTTGAGAAAGAATATTTTCCATAAAATTTTTATATTCCTCTATATTAATATCTACTTCTTTATTAAATGTACTATTAACATATTCTTCCCATTTACCCTCACTTTTTAATTTTGTTTCAGTAATTGCTCTACAATCTACACATTCACCATATGATTTATAATAATATGGGTCTAATTGTCCATCCATATTTTGTTTACATTTAGGGCAAAATATAGGAACAGTTACTTTTTTAAATTTATCTAGCTTTGTTATATTTTCTTTAATACCATCTTTAATAGTCCATGTTTTACCATCAGCTTTCCAGATGTCACCTTCTTTATATGTAGGTAATTCTTCACCTTTGTAACCTATACCTGAAGTGGTTTTTTCGCCTGATTTACCTTTTACAAGGTTTCTGAGGCGTTCTACATCACGTTTTTGAAATTGTTTTTTTAATACTGAATCTGACATAAGGATAACTATTTATTTTTTGTTTGGGTTTTTTCTTCTAAACTAGCTAATTCTCTAGCAAATTGGTTTAATCCAAAAGGATCTTTACCTAAATTTTTATCAAAACCATGTTTATGTTTATAAGGTTTTTCTTTTTCATTTAAGCTAGTAACTTCTTCTCCATCTATACCATCTGTGTAATTTCTAAAAAGCATATTACCTTTTGTATATGCTTCTCTTTCAATATCATTTAAATAATCATCTTCCATTGTATTAGTAGTACTAATATTTTTTAGTCTACCTTCTAAATTTTGGATATGATGAATCATTTCATGGGCATATGATCTTACTACATCTTTAGGGTGTCTACCTTCAGTATATAATACTACTATTTTGTTATTTGGATCATAATACGCAGTTTTGCCTAAAAAATCTTTAGCATTTTCTTCATTGTTGTGCTTAAATATTACTTTAGGTAAGGGTTTAATATTCATACCCTTTTTTAACATATGTTTAGTTAAATCTTTAATTTGTTGTTTATAGTCTATATAGTTAGAATATGTAGTATTTTCATTTAATGTGTTTGATTTTTTATAATCATCCATATTCTTTTTTGCTATTTTAAGACCCGTTTCATTAATTCCTTTAACTTTTACAGTTCCAACCATATCAGCAGACAAATGTGGATCACAATGGTATTTATATAATCCAGGTTTAGTAAAAGTAAATTTATAAGTCCACCCAGATCCTACTTTATTCCCAAAACTTTCGGGGTTATTTTTATTTCTTGGGTGAGAAGCTTTTCCATTTACATTATGGTAACCTTCTTTATTTTCCCATTCTACAGTATCACCTACATTTATAGTAATATTTTTAGGTTCAAATACTACTCCCTTTGCAATAACTTTATGTGTAGTTTTATTTTCTTTTAAAGGTTTATATCCTGAACCATATGGAGATGATTTGCCATCGTGGTTAGGGGCTATATTTTCTTTTTTTAATTCAGGATGAAATTTCATATAGACTTCAATAGCATCAGGTTTAATTAATTCACCATCTACTTCAACTTCAACAGGGTATATTTTTGCATCATCACCATACCAGTAATTAATTTTATATCCCCCTTCTTTGCTTAATTCAACTATTATTCCTCTATCATAGTTTTCTTCTTCAGCTTGAAGATATATTTTTTTACCTCTTGGTAAAACTAAAGATGTTTTTTCTAAAATATCTTCATTTAAATTTTCTTTTAAATTTTGATTTACAGGGATTTGCCTTACATTTTTAGGACCAAAATTAGGAGGATATGGTTCTGTAATGTTACTAATTTTTATGTTATTTTCTTCCATAGTAACTCCAAATGTTGTTGGGGAAACATTAGTATAATAATCATAATAAAATTTAACTTTATCAAAATTAGTATCTATAGCTTCATTAGTTTTTTCTTTTTTTAAACGTTGAGTTTTTTTCTTAGATGCTTCTTTACGTTTTTTAATATATTCAAAGGCAGAACGTAATTTGGATTTCTTTTGAGGATCTTTTGTTCTACTTAAAGCAGCTCTTACTCTTTGGTGTATTAAATTAATTACTTGAGATTGACGAGCGTGAGATTTAGATTTAAACGAAGTTTTATTTAAAGTATCTATTATATCTTGTTTTGTAGAAAATTTAACTTTAACTGTGTCTTTTGGGTTTTCATCTGTGTATAAGCGCCTATCTGATCCTTTAGGTTTTTTTCCGGTTCCTTTTTTAGGGTCTGCTTCATTTAAGTTACTCATGATTATACATATTATATATTTCTTTTAGCAATAGTTTTAAATTCAGTAAATATGGGAGAATGTTTAGGGTTTTCTAAATCAAATAATTTTTTAACAGTATTAAAAATATCTAAATTTTCTTCTTGAGTACGTTTTGATTCATACATTTCCCATCCTTTACCTTGCATTTTACCTTTAGCAGGTTTACGTTTAGAGGATTTTAGCCATAAAACACCATACCTATCTGCTTTTTTTCCAAAACATTCTTCATAACACTTACCATAAATAGCCGTTTGTAAATCATATGTTGTTTGTAAGTTATTAGAAGTTTTAAAATCAATAATCCATAATTCATTATCAATTTCACAAACTAAATCACAAGTACCTGCTACTTTAAGTTTATCTGAAAATAGGTGTATTTCTGTTTCTATTAGGGTAGGGTTATATTCTTCCCACCATTCAATAAATTTTAAAAACATTTGCCATATTTTAGGGTCATATTGAGGATGTCCAATAGAGTTTAAAAAGTTTAATTCTTTTCCTTCTAAATACTCTTCAACCATTTCATGTACTTGAGTACCTTCTTCTCCTGCTTTTTTTACTATATAATCAGCATTATATCCTACTTTTTTAAGCCAATCTTCAAAAAATTTACCTTTAGGGTAATAACTTAAAACATAAGTAATAGAAGGATAATATTCACCATTTCTTTGATAATATCTAGAATCTGGTAGGGTTATTTGTTTAGCATCATCTGAAATGTTTAGGATTCGATTGTGTGATGTTTTTATATTCATATAAGAGATAATTTTTTCTCCATAAAACTATATTCGGTTAATGGAGTAATTGTTTGTATTAATTTAGTAAAGCTTTTAAAACCTAACTCACTTGGATCCTTTCCTTGTAGTTCTACAAGATAAACTTCTTTTCCTACATTTAAAAGCTGTTCACAGAATTTTAAAGCTTGTTTTATTGCATCATTATCTAAAGCAATATATATTTTTTCTACTTTAGATTCAACTAATTTTTTCATTAAACTAGATTGTATATTTTTACCAAATAGTGGTATAACATTACGTTTAATAGCCATAGCATCAAAAGGTCCTTCACATAATATAATAGGTAAATCCCAATTAATAAACAATTCAAACGGTATAATATCGCGTGAAGTATCTGGGTTGCGGTATTTTATGTAAGGGTCTTTTTCAAATGATCTTGCGGTGAAATAATTTAATTTACCGTATTCATCATATGAAGGTATAATAATCATATTAGAATATCGTCCATAATCACAATATCCTATATTATATTTTAAAATATCTTGTGTTGTTATATTTCTTTTTCTTAAATAAGTATAAGCATGTTTTGCAGTGATATTATTTTTATTATTTGAAAAAGATTTAAATTCTTTAGGTAGTTGCAATTGTTCTATCTTTATAGAATCATTTTTATCATTATATAATATTTTTACTAACTTACCTAGTTCTTGAAAATATTCAGAGGAAACTTTTAATTGATTAAATAAACTTTTTATGGTTTTACCTTTTTTACCGCATACCCAACATTGCCAAAGATTAACTCCTTTTTTATTTTCAGTAAAATTAACTTCTAATTTTGGTTTATGGTGGTGGCAAAAAGGACAATTATACGCTTGATTACCTCGAGCAGTACGTTTGCCTTTACTTAAAACTTTATTTACTAGATTAACCAGTAATTCATTTACCATACATGTAATGTATGAAAAGGATTTTGTTAATCAAAATCTCTTCTAAAAAACTTACCTAAGATGTTATCATTATAATACATCTCGGGTTCTTCTAATACTCTATAAACAAATAGGATTTGTGTTTCATAATATGTTAACAGTTTTTTTGTAGAAGCAAACCTTAAAATTTCTTTAGTAAAGTTTTCTTTGGGTTCAGATTTTAGTAATTCATTTAAGGGTTTATTTGATCCCCAATAAGTTTTCCAATCAGATTCTTTAGTAGCTATTTTATAAGCAGGTTTTCTACCTACTATCCCTTCATATAAAGCTAAATCCTTTTTGGTTAGTTTAATTTTACGATTATGGAATAATACTTTTTTACCAATATATGATTTATCAGTAGATATGTGGGTTATTTTATAAATAAACCCAAATGTTTTTTCAGGAAATTGAGAAAGATCCTCAATTTCTTTATTATAGTGTGTCCAGTTCATAATTTTATAAGTCTAAATTAACAAGAATTGATGTGTCTGTAACTTGAGATATTGGGAGGGGTTGTGCTAATTTTGCGACTGCAATTAACTCTTTATTATTATTATACATTCCTACAGTAGTTATATATGGTGTAAAATATGAACCTGTAGCAAAATCATATAGGGTACTATCTGTAGAGCTACCTGATATGATTGTGGGGTTTTGTGTGAAATTAAATTCATTTTGTCTTAAAGTACATTTATACTGTGATTCATATATTGTAGTTGTACTTTCAAATGAGCAAGTTAAATTTGGATTAGTAATAAAATCATTTATAAAATTAGTATCATCTACCCCATAAATACCGGTTCCATAAGTTACATAACCATATCCTTGATCTCCTTCAGGATCAATACCATCATTTGTTAAAACTATTATACCATGCTCATATATTATATCTCCTACTTTTTTTGAACCAGAAAGCATATTTCCATTTCCATCATCAGATATAATATAATTAGAAGTAGATAATGTTATAGAATTTAATTTAACATGTTCACCATATAAATTTGAAGGTATAGAAATTACACCAATAATGTGGTTTGGTCCGGTTGGAAAGAATCTATCAGCTAATAAAGTTGTTGTTAAGTAATTGTAATAGTTAGGAGTATATCTAGGTCCTGTTACTGTTCCATCATTATTAAATGAAGCTGTACTAATAGGGGAACCATTTTCATTTTTTATATAATTAGAATAATATAACTGTTTAATTGAATCATAAACTAATTTTTTATCTTGTGGGTGATGTTGACCTGTTGAATTTGAACCAGATACCCAAATTGGGGAAATTATATTTTGGCCTATATATCTATCTATTTTACAATCATCAATTACCTCGGGTCTGGAAAATGAAGCCGTCATGTTACTCATTCTTCCACTATGACCAGAAGAAGGATTTAACCCAAAAACATATTCTTTTCCTTGTTCTAAAGTTACAGAAGGAAAACTAAAAATAGTTTGAACCGCTGCCCCTGCAGAACCACTATAAATTGATGCTGAATTTGCTAAGGTTGTAGGAATAGAGGTATTATCTTTTCCTATAAAACCTGTTAATGTCATAGGACTATTATTATAAGCATAGTTAACCTCTAAAACTATATCTAGAGTTATTGAAGATTCTAATAAAAAAGAAGGTAATGAAAAAAACTTTGTAGTTGAATTATAATTAATATTAACTGCTATAGAAGAATCATCAGGAGCGGATGCTTGGGGAATTTGGGTAAAATTAGAAGCATTATGGGATGTAGAAACAACATTATCATTTTTTACCTCAAATTGTATTCTAGGAATTTCACTATGGCAAACAAAAGATTTGTTTACCTCAAATGG